ATGCTTCTATAACTTCTGTTGTAGATGTATCAACAATAGTACTTACACCTTGTGGTGTTAAATGATTTTCAGGTACACCTGCATATTCATACGTAGCTTTTAATCTTTCTCTTGATAAGTCTGCAGAATCTAACCAGTCACCACTAGAATTCATTATTCCTTTATCAATAAGCTCAACTAATTCATCATCAGTAACTTTTTCTTTATATCCATAAGGTTCGGTCATTTCCTACCTCCTTGATATGTAAGAACTTTCTTTTTTAAGTCCTCTAAATCTTTAACTGCGTATGAACCAGGTTTAGGAAGAGTTCTAGGTTTTTCCTTTTTCTTTTCTTTACTACGTGGTTCTTGTATATATCTTGACATATTCCGCTCCTGGGATTAATCATCGCATGTGCATTCTTTATTATTTGCTAACTCTGCTAATAATTCTTTATTTCTTTTTAACACTTTGTAATGTGCTTTCTTTAATTCTTTATAATCCATTTTAAGTAACCATAAGTCTTGCCTTGCTGCAAGCATTTCTCTTCTTATAGCTTCTTCTAATGTATCTTCATGGTTTTCCCAACCTTGTCCATTGATAACCATATCATCCTCATTTTTTACTCATCCATGCTGATGTACCCATGTATGCACCGACTATACCAGCACCTGATATATAAAATAAATTACTTACATCTGATAAAGCTTCAACTCTTTCTAATGGTACCCACGGTAAAAACATAGCAGCTGTGAACACACCCATACCTATTAATGTATATCTTGCCATTCGCAATTGGCCCAACTGCTTACGCAGTGCAGCCTCTGTTTCTTTTATTTCTTTTAAATGTAATAGTTCTTCATCAGAAACTATACCATCTCCATCCTCATCATACTCATTAAATCTTGAGTTTTTTTCCAAGTTCTTCTGTATTGCTTTCATTACCATTGTACTTTTCCGGGTTTGTAAACTGATCAGTACATTTTTGTTTAAGAACTATAAAAGGTAAATTGTTATCTACAATATCAAATTTCATTTCTTCTATTCTTACTTCGCAACTTTCCATTTTTTCATGTGGTCCAGTTAAGTCTTTAAATGTACGACAATCATTAAAATTATAAACTGAGCATACAAATATGAATGCTTCAAACATGTCCTCTCTCCTTATTATCTATGCCTTGCTACCTTCTTAGCAATCTTCTTAGGTTGTTTAGAATGCTGCTTACCAGCTTTAGTATCTTTTCTTTTCTTAGCTGTTGTTGCCGCATATTCTTTTGCTGATAAAGATTTTACAGCTGACGATGGCATGTATCTTTCGCCTGTAGCTTTAGGACCTACTGTAGAATTTTTACCACTCTTAGTACGCCACTTTTCTTTACCCCATTTTTTTAAACTCTTTTGCCCTTTACTTAGAGCCACGATAACCTCCGCCTTTAGCTTTATATTGTTTAGCTAACATCTGTGCTTTACGTGCTGACCATTGACCTGGTCTACCGCCTTTACCACCGGCTTTTATCGAATTAAATAAACGCTTTCGCATTGTTGGTTTGGTATAATTACCTGCTGCATTAACTGCCATAACAAAAAACTCCCTATCACTTTTTAGCTTTGTGTCTGTTTGCAAAATTCCTTGCGGCTTCTACACTACCAAAGCCCCAGGCTTTTAGTGCTAAAGCTTTTCTAGTCGGTCTGCCTTTTGCATCTTTCATAGGACCTTTCATTCCTGCAAATCGTGCAGCAAAGCTTACCTTTCTTTTAAAATCTTTACTTTTCTTAGGAGGTGTTTTCTTAACAGGAGCTTTTAAATTACCACCATCTTTTCGATTGTAGTGTGCTCTACCTGCTGCATTTAATCCCCCTTTAGGATTTTGATGTTTCTTTAGAGTCATTGCTCCCTCCTGTAAAATCAATTACTTCCGCTGAATAATTATCTTCAACCATTTCCCAATCTGTAACTTCTTTCATTGCGCCTATGTATTCAGCTAAACCCATTTCAGCTAATAAGTGTAATGGTTCATCTAGCGTATCACATTTAAATATTAATATCTTACATGAATTAGTTATTGTAAGTTTAATACCAACTGCGTCAGCTAATGCAATCATAGCTATAGATTCTTCTGGTGATACTTCTTCAACTAAAGTTATAATTTTAGTGTTAACACATATAGCTTTCATTGTATAAAGATATGATAAACTAACAAACCAATTATTAATAACTTACCATAGTCTAAATCCCAAGCTGTGCCTTCACCGAATTTCTTACTAAAATTTTTTAATTTTTCTTTCATTATTTTAAACTCCTCAAATAATCTGTTACATTTTCTAATGAATATACTTTATCAATTCCACCAGTCTCTCTAATAGCTCGTGCAGGAACAAAGTATTCATACATTTCATTTTTAGTACTAGGTGTAAAAATTATATTACCTTCTTTATCATACTGTCTTAAACCCATTTTCTGACTTCTTGGTGCACCTGCTTTTATTTCTAAGTCCATACCTCCAGAAAGTGGTGGTTTTTTAAAACCAGAAGTTACAATATATCTATTTGAAAAATCTCTATAATGTGGATCTGTTAAAAACTCATCTGCGTCTTTAACTTGTTTTGCAAACAAACCTTCATATCCTTTATTAAAAACTAGATCAGGAGCAATTGCTTTATGTTTTAAAGCATCACTAAAATTTGCTGTTTTAGTACTACCAAAATTATAATTATCTAAAGTTAAATCAGGTCTTTTTGAAGAATGCATTAGAGACATAAATTGCATTGAAGGATCATTATCCCATTCATTTATATACTTTTGTCTAAACTTGTTTCTTGAAAATTCATAAAGATCTTTTGCATTAAATTTATCTGCATTATTAGCTATTAATTGATTTACTTGTTCAGCTTCAGATAAAGGTGCAGAACCAGCGGCTTTACCTGCAAGTGGTGCTTTACCCATGAGTGTTTCGTTAATAAGTAGTTTAGTGTAGTCTTTATCAGTTAATGCAGGTATTAACATATCTTTATCACGCAGCACTCGGTTAGCTAAAGGTGCTCCTACCTTAGATAAAGCTTTACCAACTGGTAAGGCTTCAAGTCCTAATAAACCTACATTTAATCCTGCTTTTTTATAATCACCTTCTTCTAACGCGCTGCCTACATTCATAGCTGCACCTATAGGAGAAACATCTTTTATAAGTTTACGTAAATTATAATTACCTTGATACATACCTTCAGCTAAATTAGTACCATATTTTCTATCTAATGCTAAACGTTTTAGATATGTTTCTCTTTGTTTTTCTTTAACTTTGTTATCATAAGCTGTAGCTAAATTACTGGCACCGCTTTTAAAAGCATTCCAAAAATCTGATGCAGCCATATCAATCTCCATTAAGTGGCGGATTTATCCCCTGCTTCCGCCGGAGCAGCGAGGACAATGGGAACTCTTAAAGCCACTGTGTATCATCATCAAACAAAAAATTATCTGCTTTCTGCGACCACGGTACTTTATTCATAGTTAACTTGTCGTAGTGTGTTCTTAAAGTTTCTAAGGCAATAGCTGTAGCCATAATAGTATCATCATGACACCCAGCAGCAGCCTCAGTTCTTCCGGAGTCGGTACTAACATAATCTTTTAATTCCTGTATAATAGTCTTAGATGCTATCCATATATCGTCATTCTCTACAGCATTCTTAAGATTACCAATTATGTGTGGCTTTGTTACTTGTGTTGTTCTAAAGCCCGGTGTTGTACCTTCTTCTTTTGATATAGAAGATATTTTTGTTTGTTTATATAAATTTATATAATTCATCTGTGCTAGTCGGGATAATGTTGCAACCCCCATTGAATTACTTTCAACAGTTAGTAATGCATTATTATAGTATCTTCCTAAGTAAAATAACAAATCACCAAACTTACTTGGATCAATATAGTTATCTCTATACAAAGCAATTACTCTTCTATCTGTATCCATAACAACTGCACAGGAATAATCTTGACCTACACCTAATGCAACATCGGCAGCAAGAATATAATTACTATCCCAGTCAGGATACTCCCATATATCCAGATTACCATCCTTAGCTGTCTCCCATGTGAGTGAATCAAAATCAAATAACATTCTTTTATCTGGTTCAACTGGTATTAAGTTACTTACTTTATCTGTAGCGAATACAGATTTACCAGCTGTAATAAATGCTTCATCGGGAGTTGCTGGGTATTCCTGGCGGAACTTTAGTTCCCCACCTTCAGCAATCTTCAACCGACGCCAATAAAGCTGTCCGTCATTTAGACTGTGTTGCTCTACCAGTAGCTCCTCTTCTGAGGAACGTTCGAATCCTTCTGGAGGTTTTCTATAGTATTCACTTGTAGAAAACCATGGAAGGAATATCGGTAAGTACTCGTTCTCGCCATCTAATGCACCTTTCCATAATCTATAAAACTCACCTTGCGCACCGTTAGCTGTTGACTCAAGTATAACTTCAGTACCCGGAGCTTCAGATATACCCTGAAACAAACCAGCTAATATCTTTTCATCATGTTGCCAGAAAGCAACTTCTGATAGATGTGCTATAGTAGGTGTAGTGCCACGACCTGCCTCGGGCGATCCTGCTGTATATAGACGGTAAGAAGATATTGGTTTCTCACCACTTTCTTTTTTAAAGTGAGGTGATGATATAACAATCTCTTTTGCATTTGACTTAACTTCGTTAGGCTTGTAAGTAGACTCCATGTTTCTAATAATATTTTTAGATAAATTAAATAGTGCGTCGGATGTTGCACTATCGTGAGCCATAACTACTGAACGTGCGTGCGGTGTAAAATATGTTTTCCAAAATACTCTACCAGCACAATAAGTACTAATACCTTGCTGTCTTGCTTTCAAAATAATTGCACGAACTTTACCAGTGTCCTCTAACTGTTTTTCTAAAAGTT